TAAACATAGGTCTTATATCTTTATTGTGACTAGGTATATTCTGTAGATTTGGATTCTCACTTGAAAATCTACCAGTATCTGCACCGTATTGATTAAACTTACAATGTATTCGTCCATCTTTAGGATTTACACAATCAGGTAATTTATCAATAAATGTACTTACTATGGTAGAGAAGTTTCTATACTCTAATACTGCTTTAGATACAGGATTATCTAATTGTATAAGTGCATCTTCTGCCGTGCTTCTTGATTCCTTCTTACTCTTTTTATCATAATACAGAGGGCACTTCATCACATCATAAAAAAGTATAGCCAACTGTTGTGGTGATGCTATATTGATAGGATCATCGAGTTTAGCACCTTTAGACCTACATTCTGCTATTTCATCTGAATACATTTCACATACTTCATGGAACTTTGCTTCTTTCTCATCAAGTATGTTGTGGTACTTTTCTTTTAATTCCTCATTATAATCAAAATCAAATGCTACACCTGTATCTTCAAGTTCCACTACTGCATCTACACATGGCATTTCTATATTGTGAAATACCCATGCTACGTCTTGCAAACCTCTCTTAATGCATTCTGGATTATCTATTGTAAGAAATGGTTTCTGATACTCATACAACTCATAGGTTATTATCGCATCATGTGCCGCATAAATGTAGCCTGTCTTTATTGGTATCTTATCGAATGTTATGCCCTTAAATAAATCACCGAATGAGAATACATCTTCTTCACCATTTAACACATACTTATTATGAAGTGGTTTAAGTCCTCTATTACCCTTACCTTCATTCTCATTCAAACATCTCGATGCTAAATAACAGTCCCATGTGCAACGTAACTTTACACCAATCTGCTCCATGAACCGTATATCGAATGAAGCATTGAACATTATCAAGTCTATACCATCTATACACCTAAACTCTTTACCTAATATGTCTTTCGATAACTGACCTTCTACTTTTACACCTGTCATATATGAAATATGATTAACTGGTATATAAGCCGCTGGCATATCAGGAGTATATATACAGATACCAACTATATCATCTATCAGCGGGTCTAACCCAGTGGTCTCTGTATCTATACTGATGACATTGTTGGCAATACACTTATCTATATAATCGTGCAACACATCTTCCTCTTGTATGATGATATAATCATCTTTAAGATGCCCTAATGCACTTTCAACTTTCATTTTAATAGCCGATATTCTCTCGATAAGACTACTGCCACCTTTTACAGTGGCAGTTTGTCTTGTCTTTGAGTTGGCTTTCTTCGCTATTTTACTATCTGCTTCTCGACCTGCTCTTACAGGTATATCGAATAATGCCATTTAGAATGTGTCCTCATCACTTGTTGCCGGTGTTCTTCTTCTACGTACAGGCATTTCTTCATTTGAAGAACGCCTATTATTATTCTCTGCACCCGGGAACTCATCATAGTCTACAAAATACTGCATCTCTTCCTTACTCTTATCGAGTACAAGACCGCCTATAATATCAGGAACTTCCGGCAAATCTTCGAGTGTAGTATCATCCTTCTCACACTCATACACTTCATATGTAGTCTGCGTATCGCCCTTCTTTCCATGTCGTTCAATCTCAAACACATGAGATACAAGGTTATCTTTTGATGCGTAACGTGAACATAATCCAGCCATCTTACCGAAGAACTTCTTACCACGTTCCCATATCTTTACCTGACCACTCTCTACATCATACACAGGTATAAACAACTTCGCATTTACAAAAGCACCTGACTTACAAAGAGGACAATCATCAACCGGCTTACCATACTCACGCAAACAATTCACATAGCGTTTCTTGCCGTCAACTTCAATCTGATGCACAGCAACACCCTCTATATCTTCGAGTTTGTTATAGAGAAATCTTACCCTTACAACATCACCATCATTTGGTATTGAAAGAAAACCATGACCACCATTTCCACCATAATTATCGGCTTCTTCATAACTAAATCTTGCCATATTATTTATCCCTCCTCAACTTTTGCACTCAACACTTCTACAAATGAATGTCTTATGTCTTCCAAGAACTGACTTAAATCTTCCCACTTAATACTACAACTTATCTCTCGTCGGTTCTTAGGTGTATTCACCACATTGATAAGTTCTACACTCCACTTTGTCTGTGAATATACAAATTCTGGCATCATTATCCAGAAACGACCCCTTAAACGCAAATACAAGTCAATAAACTTATTTTTGCCAATTTTAATTACTACAAATGAATCTTTTTTACCTTTTGCAGGCACAAAAGTTAAAGATACCTTATCAGAATTGAGTGAATCTACATATGAATTAAAAATATCTTCATATGCCAATATTCCTTCTGCATCCTTTACCTTAGGTTTAACTTTCTTCTTGGGCTTTTCTTCAGTAAGTTCTACTTCCTGCATTGCTTCTTCAACTGTCTGCTCAGGTTCATCAATCTTACGCCAGTTACTTTTGAAACCACCGAAAGTGATGTTAAAAGATTTGCCATCATCTGATTGCAATAGAAGTGTCTTGTACTTTTCATCCCTTTCTAATAGTTTGCCCTGTTTCTTGGTTCTTCGGTCTTCGTAGATTTGACCAATAATTCCTACTTCACTCATTTTTGAGTACCTCCTTTTTGATAGTTTTTCGCTTGTACTTCGTGTACAATAATATTATATATCATCCGCACAATATTTTCAATAGGTCAATCTATTTTATTTTGTGCTGACTTTATAAGATATTTATAATATTCAACGGTTATAGGTGATTCTAATGCTCTGTCTATTGTCCAATTATACGCTCTCATAAGTTTATCAACATAAACCTTAAAATCTTCGTTTATATTATAGAATTGTTTTAAATCTATATCCATATCAATTTATACCTTCTTTCTTTAAAATTGAAATTATCACTAATGTTGTTAATGCCCCTGCTAACCATCCCATACAAAATAGTGCTACTATACCCTCACTCATACTCCTTGCCCCCTTTATCTGTATTTGTCGATAATCTCAAGACACCATTTCAAGCCATTGTCAAATTCATAATGGTTAACTATTCGACCTATAAACAACTGATTTTCTATCTCATCCCTTATCTGCTCTATGTCGCATACTGTCGGCATATCGTCTATCTCGGCAAATATATGCTTATAGTCTGTGCTGATATATTCGGCATTGTTGCGGTATTCTTCTCGTTCTTCCTTGAATAACGCATCTGCATCAATTAACCTCATTCCTTATGCTCCTTCCTCAATTTTCCACTCACATGGACAGTTTTGTTGCAACTTGCATCCGACATAATCTAAATCATCGGATAGCATTTCTGACTTTTCTCCAAATACACATCGTCTGCATTGTGTTTTCTCGCAATAGTTCTTTATCTGCTCTAACGCTTTCATGGGTGGTCTGCTCATTCCTTATCCTCGCTTTCTGCCTATAAATCACCCATACTTCCAAAATCTCTGTAATCAGGAGCATATTTGTTTTTAAATTCTTTGCACAAACAAATTCCATCGTCTGACTGAAATGGACATTCTTCACATCTGAATTTCAAATCCTCAAATCTTTCATAGTCATTTATATATCTGCAAAATGTTTTCGTGAACAAATCAAGTAATATTACCGATTTTGCTATTTCATCTTTGTCTACATTTTCCCATATTGTTTTTATCATTCCTTATCCTCACTTTCTGTCATATAAAGCACAACAAAATTTTGCATAATCTAATTCTGCCTTTAATTTCTTTAACTGTTCTTCCTTATCTTCTTTCATCTGCTTTTCTATGTTTTCTACTCTTTGGGATAAATCTTTTAACTCATCCTCACTACTTCCTTGTGGCTTAACCATCCTCGCACCGCAATAAAAACAATAGTGCAACTCGTCTATATTATCCTCGCAAGTTGTAGCGTGTCCACATATAGGACATTCAACAAAACCCTCGTCTGAATAGTCTATCCACTCCCCCGACTTCTGCGTGACGGACGGCAACTGTTTAATGTGGTACAACATCAGCGACTTACCAAAAGTAAAGCCATCTATTGTAACGCTCTTATTTCCGACACCTTGTTCTATTAACTCAATAACATCAGCTCTGCTCACGGCATCGGCACAAGGCTCTTGCGATAGTGCCTCGGTTTTGCCACGTTCGTACGCCTTTTTCCACAACTTGTCAGAGTATTCTTCCCATGATGATAAGGCTTGTATTGCCATATCCCAATATTTCAAACATTTATCGGTTGCGTAATATGATATGCTGTCCTTTGGTGCGGTATTATGCAAATCCTCATCTAATTTTCTATAACATTTGATATATGCAATAGCCGCCTCTTGTTCTTCTCTTGTCATTTATTATTCCTTCCCCATGCAAAACCTATCAACAAGCCTATTCCGTAAATTACAATACTATACAACACCCACATTATTTTGCTCCTGTCTATTTTATTTGATGTCTTTCAAAATATCCTCTAAAAAGTGTTTATACCTTTCCTCAAGAGCAACTCGACTTCTATATGTCAATCCAACAAATTTATCGTGAACAAATCCTGTGTCCTCTTTAATCTGTTTTTCAACCCATGCCAGTTCAAGTTCAATTTTCTGTTTAATGTTTTCCATTGTTTTTCTCCTTATTGACTATATACTCCGCAACTATTTGTAACACCATATATGGAAAATTTTCCATTGCAACGATTGTTGCAACTGCAAGGTCTGTTTGAGTAAAGTTTTCTAACATCCTATACAGTTCAGATAAATGCATCTTTTCCTGCTTATCAATATCATGCTCCCATTCTTTCCATGTATCATCGTGCAAAATGCTATCATCTACGACCCAATCAACTCTATCTATCAGGTCGTTATTTATGAATGGTTTATCATCTCTTTTTAACATAACTATTCACAACGAGTAAAAAACCTATTGCGAATATAATAGCAGGAACAATATGATAAGACTTTGCAATACCCACATATCCAACTATTGTCATAAGTACCCCTACTATATACCCCTTACTCATCTTTTCTCCTTTCCTCAAAATACTTTCTTTAATCGTTCAAGTTCTTCTTTAGTACATTCGTTTGCATCTTTTCTATCTTTCGGTAAGATGTATTCTGTTATGAGTTTGTTTGTCACCTTCTTTCTTATCTTTTCTCTAGCCGCTAGACCCTTCTCATCCATGTCTGTACACAGTATTAATTCTCTACAAGGCAAATCTCTTAACTGCTTAAACTGTAATTCATTACCGAGACCATTAAGTGCTACTGCATATTTTCCAACTGTCCAGAATGATAAGGCATCTAACATACTTTCACATATTATTACTTCTTTTGGAAATACATTCTCCCAAGCAACAAAATCACCATAATCTACCTCTGATAAATGATACAATTCATACAATCCATATAACGGCTTTACTGCATCTTTAGGGTAATGAAAGTATTTCGTTTTGGTACTGCGGCGTGCAATAAAGAGTGTATTGCCGCTAACATCACGAACGGGAAAAGTAATACAATCGCTATCCCTATCATAACCGATGTCAAAAATTTCGATAACTTCATCTGTGAGTCCTCTCTGATACATATATGGATGAGTATATCTGTATGTGTCAAGTTCTTCTTCTGATATGTAACTTGTAGTAACATTATACAACGCATTACGTTCTAAATCAAGCGGTATATCTTTTCTTTCTTCTACGGATATGGTTAAGAAGTTTTTAAGCAACCAATTCCATCCAAACTTCATATCATCACCATGTCCAAAACAATGTGCTATGAGTTCTTCTAATGTCCTAACTTCTTGACAAGCAAAACAATGAAACATACCAGTTCTCATATCTACACCGGCACTTGGTCTACGTTCATTATGATATGGACAACACAACATAATATTATGACCACTCTGTTTCATATCACCGAGTAAATCTATGCTGTTAATTCTTAACTGACTTTGCAACTCGGTCAATATGTCCCACAAATCTGCGTTAAATTCAATATCATTAATCTTCAAAACAGGTCCTCTTTGTCCTTAAACTTGCTTCTAATATCTACTACCTTACTCTCTGTCTTTTCTGGTTTCTCTGCATCATCATAACTCGGCACAAATGTGAATAGACCTAAATCTATATCCCACGCATAGTTCAGTTTACCACCTACTTCACCAAATCTCTGCTTCTTTATGCCTATCTGCAACACGCTGTCTTTCTGCCGTATTGATAATACTTTACTTGCATTATGAGATATGCCATCACTATCTCTGATACTCTCTAAATCTGGTGTACCGTCTGTTTCTTTATCTACTACACCTGTTCTGTTGGCTTGTACTACTACAAGTACAGGCACATGAAGTTCCATTGATAATGACATCAAATCTTCACTTATATTTGTAAGCATAGTTGTTTTTGTATCGCCACGTTTATATCTCTCATCTGTAAGATATGTTATACCATCTACTGCTATCAAGTCTAACTTGTACTGTAATATCCAATTCTTTAATTTTGATACTGTTATCTTCCTGTTAAAATCATGTGGTGTTGATACTATAAACTTATGCTCATTATCTGCCAAGTCTTTTATATAGTCCTCATAGTTCTTTACACCTTCTTTACCCCACATCAAGGCTTTATTACTAAAGTTCTTGAACAAGGTATCAAATCTATAACCTATACTGCTTGCACTCATCTCTGGGCTTATATAGCCCACATTGAACC